TTTGGCTTCCATTCGTAGTAATATAATGTATAGTATCTATTGTCCCTAAATTTGTCTTTAAACATCTCTTTATGTAAAAGTGGGGAGTTACTATTAATTAACATTTTAAAGTCCTTATATTGGACCTTTACGGCGTTATAACGGCACTCGTATGGGATTCCTATTAATGTAATCCCTTTGAGGGATGGTTTTAATTTATATCCTTGTATTAGTTTTCTAATTGTGTAATTTTTCATATATCATTTATTGCGGTTAGTATTCCCTTTTTGGAGATGGGGATTTCTTTGGTTTCTAATGTTATACATCCATCATAATACCTATTTGCCTTTTTAATCCCTCTACTTAATTTACTTTTAAAACTTATAGCTTTTTTTCTATTTGCAAATCCTCTTACAAATGTTTCATTACTCTCATTTAATGAGCAGTCTTTTACTAAATATATTTTCATACTTTATTTTTTTGTTTGTTATACCATTTTTTCATGTATTCATTATGATTGTGTTTTTTTAATTTTTCAATCAAAAATCCACCCTTACAAAAAATACATTTTTCACATTCTATAAGTGCCACCCTTTGACACCTTAGACAAAATCTAAAATCTTGCATATTAACTATTATCCTTAATTTTAAATATACTATGTTCTGAAATGTCTTGCTGTAAAAAAGATTGTCTATTTGTTTCTTCTAAAAATTGATTTATTTCTTTTTTACTTTTTTTAACTAAACATAATTCATTATCAATATGTAATTCAAATAAACCAAATTCATTTTTTATAATTTCTTTTTTCATTTGTTTATGTTTTTTAAGTTATTACAACCCCCGCAACTTGTGCGGGACGCTCTGAGCCTAATGTCTTTTTTAAGTCGCTCAGACGACTCTATTTACCATGATGGGAGAGATTGATTGTAATTATTTTCAACCCACTCATTGTGAGCTTCTTCTACATCATTATTGGTAGATAATCCAAAAATTGAACACTCCCATTTGATATAATCTACAACCTCACACAATTCTGCTATATCCCCTTGCTCAAATAATGAATCATCTAATAATTCCATTACCAAATCATATTCACATAGTATATCTTTTGCTATTATATATTCTTTAATTATAAATTTCTTTTTTTCTATTGATACTAAATTTTTCATTTTGTTTGTTTTTTAAGTTTTACAACCCCCGCAGCTTGTGCGGGACGCTCTGAGCCTAATGTCTTTTTTAAGTCGCTCAGACGACTTATTTATACGTTATCAAATTTATCTAATTCAGCCCAAACGTCTACAAATAAAGTTTCAAGTTCGCTTTTTAAATCTTCTATTGCCTCAGTTTGCTCTCTATGCAATTCTCCATGTTCTCCCTCCTGCCATCTTTCACTTTTTTCATTGAACACCTCCTCACGCGTATCAATTATATTTCTTAATTCATCGTCTATTTGGTCCTTTAATAAATCAAATTTTGATACTAATTTTTTTAATTCTTTACTTGCTTTCATTTGTTTGTTTTTTAAGTTATTACAACCCCCTCAGCTAGTGAGGGACGCTCTGAGCCTAATGCCTTTTTTAAGTCGCTCAGACGACTGTTATTAATTTATTTTATTTCAAAATATGCTTTTATTATACTATAAGGAGTAAAAAATTCTGTATCATTAGTTATTACTTTTACTAATTTAGTAGCTTCAGTATATTTACCTATTAAAGCTGGTAAAAATTCTATAGTAGTTCCTTTAGTTATTCTAGTTCCTTTTACTTTGATGTTTCTTTTTGCAGTTGCTAAGTTTGACATAATTTTAAATTTTAAATTGTTATTGTTTTTGTTATTTAATGTAAATATAATACAAAAAAGTAATACAATCCAAATTTTTTACCTAAAAAGTACTTAAAAAGTAAAAATAATTGTCTCTACCCCTGTTAATTTTTATTAAATTTTTTTGAAAGTTTTTTCTTTTAAGAGTATTTATGGGAGATTTTTATAGAAATAATAGTCCTCTATCCTCATAAATTGAGTCCCCTCCATTCTCTAGAGTATTCATATACTCAGCTAATGCCATAATAAGTGCAGCAATACCATCTATTTTATCCTTAGATTTACCTTTATTAATTTTGATGTTAGCGGCTGGGTCCTCCACTATAGTGACATTTGACATCATCCAAGCCATTACAGGATGCCCAGCATGATTAATTTTTTTATCTAATACTAACCCCTCTAGGTATTTTGTGGGCGTTGACTGGGAAACAAAACCCATTCCTATAGGATTTAATTTTAATCCCTCATCCATTAAATTAATTACTAATTGACTAGAGTTCCATCTATCAAATGCGCAACTAACTATATTAAATCTTTCAGCTAGTTCCAAAAATTTAGCCTGTATAAAATTATAGTCCTGTACATTTCCCTCCGTGACAATCACATGACCCTGCTCTCCCCATGTTCTATAGTCTACTCCATCTCCTCCTGTTCTTTGTTCTACTTTAGATTGTGGAACAAATAAAAAAGGAACTATATCAAAATTATCCTGCTCATCTGGAAATATCAAAACCAGTGCAGAAATATCTCGCACGCTCGCGAGGTCCAAACCCGCGAAGCAATCACGTCCCTCTAATTTTTTTAAATCTATTGGACCTATATTACATGCTGCCCACTCTTCTGTAGTAAGCCATGCGGCCTCACTACCAGTCCAGATATTTAAATGTAGTCGCTTGAAAGTATTCACAAATGATGGAGTATTTAAAGCCTTATTAAATTGTTGTTTAAAATACTGTTCTTTTATTATAGTTCCATAGCCAGCATTAGCCTTTTTCCATACCTCCTCATCTTTCCAATCATCTCCCTTATCTGGCTCTGCTCTGTATAGGATAGGCAAAAATGAATCATCTTTTAAAACTCCATCCCTTACCTTTGTAGCATATTGTGATAGTTCGTAACAAATGGAATTTTTATCAAAGCCCGCTGTAGTGATGGCAATTATTAGAGGTTGTTCCCTTGCTCCTGTTGATGTATTAACAACATCCCAGAGCTCTCTCTCGCGCTGCGCGTGAAGCTCATCAAAGATTGCACAGCTCAAATTCATCCCGTGGGCTGTATGAGAATCCGCTGAGATTGATTTATAATAGCTCCCATTAGATTCTAAAGTAATAGCATTTCTAAAGACCTTAGCTCTTTTACCTAGCTCCTTATTATTAATGACCATTTGTTTTGCGATACTAAATACTATGTTAGCCTGTTGTCTAGATGCTGCACAACTAACAACCTCTGCTCCTATCTCCCCATCCGCGAAAAGCATATATAAAGCAATGGCCGCACTGAGGTTTGACTTTCCATTTTTTCGCGGGATTTCTATATAACAGGTCCTGTATTTTCTTAGTCCATTCTCATCCACCCAGCCAAATAAGGGCCGTATAATTTGGTCCTTTTGCCAGTCCTCTAAAATAAATTTTTGGCCGCCCAATTCGCCTTTTGTATGCGTGATAAAATGCTCAATAAATGCCACGGCTCTATCCGCTTTTTTCTTGTCAAATTTGTACATAAAAATTTATTTTAATCCATTTTTTTATCATTTCCACAAATCTCCTCTAAGGTATGTTTTAGGACATTTAAGAGACTTTCGTTCTTTTCTGGTATCTTACCATTAAAAATAAAAGATAATAAAATTACCTCTGTTACGCGGTGGCCTTTTACAAACTTATCTCCCCTGCCCGCGATACTTTTTTTTGTAGTGTTTTGAGTTCTTATTTCGGCTACTTTTGTTCTTACTATGAACGCCTTTTCTCTTCGTTTTTTTCTTTGGAATATGCCTCCATATATTTTTTTTAATAGCCATTTTTTAACACTTGTTTTATTATTGATGCCATAACATTTACAGTCATACTATTACCCGCCTGCTTATATAATTGGGCCTCACTTACTACACTCAAAAAATTATCTGGGAATCCCTGCAGCCTTAAACATTCTAATGCTGTGAGCTTTCTTATTTTACGCCTTTTGATTAATGGTACTGATGATGTAGTCAAACATGGTGACACTCTATTTTTTCTAATTCTTAATCCTTGCTCTGTTCTAATATCCGCAATCCACTCAACATCATTTTTTATATATGCAATTATTTGTTTGATAGATATTTGATTAGATTTATTATTGGCTCTCTTATTATACTCCTTAATTTTATTTAATTGTTTAGTTTTTAAATTATACTTTTTATCTACTTTAACATCCAAAAAATTTTCTATAGGTTGTAATGGTTGAGGTTTTGGCCATTCAAAATTATGCGAATCCCTAAAGCCTACAATAAAAATTCTCTCTCTATTTTGTGGGATTCCATAATCTTTAGTATTTAGTACTTTATAATGAATATCGTATTTTAAAGCCTCTAAGGACTTTAGTATGGTCTCTAAGGTATTTCCCTTATCGTGTCTAAGTAAACCCTTTACGTTCTCTAATATGAAGTACTTTGGTCGCTGTAGTTTTATATATTGTAACAAATCAAAGAACAAAGTCCCTCGCGTATCATCAAAACCTTTTCTCTTCCCAGCTACTGAAAACGCTTGACACGGAAAGCCTGCGACGTATAAATCACAATAAGGAGTTTTAGAATGGTCCCGCTTTGTAATATCATCATAAAAATTATCCGTAGTATAGTTTGCTAGAAAACTTTTTTTTGCATGCTTGTCAATATCACACGCGAAAACAGATTTATATTTTATACCTAATTTTTTTAGAGCCTGTTCTGGTGCTCCTATCCCACTAAAGTCTGTACCTATTTTTAACATAATTAATCATTAAAAAAATTAAACTCGTTATCCTTAATCTCCAGTTTAGGAGCGGATATTTTTGTGCGAGCTGATGGAGTTAATCCAAATTGTGTTGCAATCTTTAAAGCAGATTCTAGAGCCTGTTTACTGATTGTTTGTAATGGAGTTATTTGTGCATGTTTTATATCTCCATCATCATTACGATATATTTGAATCCTACCAACTTTACGCAGTTCCTGTTCTGATTCAATATGCAATGCCATAGAATTTGAGTAAGCTTCTATCAATTTTAAATCAACCTCATACAACATACCTAATACGCTTAGCTGATTTACTACAATATCAAACTGCTCCTTTCCTATTTTAGATAACCATTTGGGAGCTACTGGCAAAGCTTCAACTTTTTTAACTTCCATAGGATTTTCCAGCTCTCTGGATTTTCTCAATGTCCCTCTGGCTTTTTTTATTTCTGTTGGTATTTTTTTTCTCCCAGTCATTTAGTAGCCATATTATTTTATCTATTTTTTGTATTTTTCTTTTAAGTGTAAGATAATAGAATTAATTAAGATTTTTATTATCTCCAGATTCACTATTATTGTCGTTCTGAGTTGGTAGTATATCTTCTTCATTTAATTTTTTTATAAAGTTTTTAAATTTTTTAATTGCCTTTTTTGAGTCTATTTTAAAGTAAAACATAATTATAAGAGTTTAATTTGAGCTGTTTCCTGTTTTATTCTTTTTATACTAGTATTAAAATAATCTTTATCAATCTCCATACCTACAAACTCTTTACAGCCATAATAAAAACAAGCTATTGCAGTTGAGCCACTACCTAAATGAGTATCTAAAATTTTATCATCTGTAGTAGCATAGTTTTTTAATATCCAATTATAGAGCTGTATAGGTTTCTGAGTAGGATGTATTTTTTTATCAGCTGAGCTATTGCCCATTAAGCTACCATAATATCTATAATCAAAACACTTAGCTACCTTATCAAAAGAGGTCCATGCTAACTCCCCATCTGCAAAGTTTTCTACTGGATTACCTTTATACCAAAATATAAAACCTCTACACCCGTTTTTCCATAAAAAAGGAAAATAATTTCCACCCCAAACTATTTGATTTTTACTTACTCTTTTTAGTTCAGCAAAATATTCATCATTAGGTATTCCATCGTCCCAGTTAGAATTTTTATATTTATTACTTTTATACCTTTCACCATTACTCGCTTTATTAGTTCTGTTAAAATTACCAAAACCAATCCCATAAGGAGGGTCAACTATTGCTAAATCAAAATAATTATCAGAATAATTTTTCATTAGTTCCATGCAATCTAAATTATAAATTTTTAAATTATTTTTTTCAAACATAATTTTTTTTTAAAACTAAACCTAGTTCTAGTTTAGACCCCCCAGCTGTAGTTTTGGATGTAAAAAACTATAGC